CGGATGCTGTCTTTACAGCTTTCGTGAATCTTTACCATGCCTGATTGCAGGAGCGCTGCTGTAACACGGATTCCGTTGAGGACATCGTTTTCAGCTTTCCACACTCTGAATCGTCCGTGCCTTCTGATGCATTCAATGAACGATGCTGCTGAAGGGTCAACGATTACTTTGTTGATAACATATCCTTTTGCAAGGTTTTCCAAGTCCTGATAATATTCTTCGTCCGTCTTCTGACGGCCGTGTTTCTTTGAGCTGTAATAAAACTCTTTGACTCTGATTGCTTCGCCTCTTCTGACACACCATAAGCCCATCGAAGCGGGGTTTATAGTACCATAGTCCATGCTGATGTAATACTGACCGTCAATGTTCTGTGTGCCTCTGTACAGAGAATTTTGAATGTTGTCATTAAAAGTCTGATAAACGAGACCTTCCGCAACGCACCACAGACCACGGATAAAACGGTCATAGAATACGCCTGTGAACATTTCTTCATAACGCTTACGGACTTTAGGCGAAAGAGAGTTGTTGTCTTCCATTGTGAAATGCAGATGAAGAATGCCTTTTTCTTCTGCTTTATCAATCCATTCCTTTTTGAACCAGTGTTCAGGTCCTTCCGGGTTGCAGTTGAACCAGTATGTAGAGCCTTCAACAGAACAACGGGCGAGAGCCTGCTCAACAAAGGAACGGGGCATCAGAGCGACTTCATCAAAGAGCACACCTGCAAGAGTCATACCCTGAATGAGAGCTGCTGAAGCTTCGTCTTTACCGCCGAAAAGGAAGAATTTGTTTGTTCTGTTGCCTTTTGTGATTTCAACATAGTTTTTGCCACGGTATTCTTTTACATCACAAATGCCCTCAAGCCAATTTGGTAACTGCATTATTACATTACGCCTGAGGGACGCAATTGTCTTTCCGCAGATTGCAAAGTTCTGATTATTGAAATTTGTAGTCGCCCAAAGAATGAAGCTGACAGACATTACAAGGGTTTTGCCTGAACGGACCGAGCCGTCAGCAACAATGCCGTTATAATCACGGTAAGGTGATTTCGGACACCACCATGTCAATACTTTCGATTGCTTTTCCGAAAACGCACACCATTTATTCATTGTTGTCGCTCCATACATCCTCAGCTTTTTTGTTTAAAGCATCAAGGAATGTTTCAACGCTGTTTTCTTCCTGAGACTCAGCGTTGTCCTCACCCTGAATGCCACTATATTTCATAACTGCTTCATAGGCGGATAAACTGTCTTTACCGCCGTGAAGCACCTTTTTTATAAGTTCTATTTTCATAGCATCACTGACTGAAAGGTTTTTGAAATCGGCTTCAAAAAAGCTTTTCGGATTTTCCTTTTTACCGTTTGCCATAGTCATTTTCAGAAGTCTCTGCCACTCTTTTCTTTCCTGTGCTCTGAGTCTTCTGACCTCACCTGACTTTTTACCGCCTTTTCGCAGTTCGCTCTCAGTTAATTTGTGTGTTAGGTTCTTCTCATTCGCCATTTCACCACCTCTGGAGGAGAATATAAAAATATCCGTCACAGAAGTCTGTAACGGATATTCTTTCATACTACCTATTTTAGCACTACATAACGAACAAAACGAACAAGTTAATAATTTTGAAGAAATCTTATACAAATCATCCTTACAGCATCACCAGTTGAAATACCGCCTGAAACCTTCATAGCAACCTTGTTCCAGGAATAATGCTCAATGAAACGGTATGTAAAAATCTGTCTTGTATAGCTGTCTTCGATGCTTGCAATAAACTTTTCAATTTTGAGCCTTTCTTCCTCACAGCGGATTTTACGCTCTCTGATTACTTCCTCAATATCGAGAATTTTATTCACAAGCAATTCTTTGTGATTTGCTACACCTGAGGCTCCTCCACCGATACCTAATGACGGACTCTGTAAAGCATACAACCGTTCTCTGAGTTCACTCAGACGATTCTCTTCCTCAATAATCTCCGCTTTTAAATCTTTGTACTGATACAGTTCCTTAAATGTCATTCAATCACTCCTTTAAATCCATTTTTGCGCCGCAGTTAGGGCAATATTTTGCAGTTTGTTTATGATACCAAGATGTTGTTTTCCCACAGTGTGTACACATAAAAGGGGTATATTTTCCGTCACCCATAACTATCCATTCACCGTGATTTGTTAGTTCTTCTAATTTTTTTCGGAATATTTCAGGAATAAGCGTTAATAAATCTCCTTTACCTGCTAAGTAACACATTACTCCGAAAACAGGCACAAGAAAGCAAATAAGGACATATTCGAAATCAGCCATTGTCAGCCCTCCTGTTCCAAGCTTCAATTGCTTCTTTTTTTGTTTTATATGCCCAAGTTTTAGGAATAACGCTACAATGGGATTTTGTAATATTACATTCAATCCAACATCTTCCGTCTGTACCTTTCTGAAGCACCGCTTCACCACCACAAAACGGGCAGGGTTTTAATTTACCTTTTATTGTCAGCACCTTCTTTCAACGCTTTTTCGGCTGCTTCTTTAGTGTGGAATACTATTTTACCGAAATCATCTCTTGTATACGGAGTTAGTTCGCTGCACCCCATAGGAAAACAAATCACAGCAGAATTCACATAATATATCTCCTGTATTGGAGAATTTTCTGATATAACTTCGGGGTCTTTATATCTTCGTATTTCTACAACTTCTCCGCATCTTACTTGTTCGTTCTCTATAAAATACACCGTATCTCCCACCTTACAAGGCGGTACTATAACACCGTTTTCAATAAGGTGGTCGGCAAAAAAATCTTCAAGCATTGGCATTGCTTTGTAACCATCTTCACAACAAGCAACGCATTCTTCGCTAAAATCAAAGTTCACCTGTTTTAATAACTCTACAAGCCTATCTCTCATTTCATTCTGCATTGTCAATCACCCTTCCTTTCAAAGCCGGGGAATTCATCTGCGAGGTAGAAATTCCATATTACATTTCTTTTAATGATTTGTACCCCGTATTTCTTCTCAATCTTGCTTGAAATAGAATTCCACTTCTCGTTTATCTCTCGCACGATACTGATTGCACCTGAATCGGTCTTGACATTTCTTTTTTCTCTCAGAGTATTAATTTCACGAGAGATTTCTCTAAACATTTCCTTTGCAGCTTCTTCTCTTTCTGTTGCCGTCTCGGGCAATTCTGCAAAGTATTTATCAACATATTCTTGCGCTTTCATGGTTGTTACTCCTTTCCGCTTCTTAACATACAGAACAGCAATTCAATAATTGACCGCTTTCGTTCTCGCTGGCGCGCTGCTCTTATTGTTTCAAGTTTCCAATAAGCAGTATCATCATAAAGCTCTGTTGGATTTTCAAACTCTGCATACTTATTCTTACTTGTATGAACAGGACACAAAACACCGACACCGTACGGGATTTCGCTAATTACTTCCTTGTATGTTTTCATAGGCATTACAAGATAATTTTTCTCTGCAATGAAATTCACACCGAAGCCACTATTAAAATCAGCCTTACAGCTTTTAACTTCGTAACAAATGAAAATTCCTTTTTCTAATCCGCTTACGGAATATTGATAAGGCGGTTCAAATTGCAAAAAATCAATTCTTCTGACATTGTTTGTTCCATAGTCAAGAGTGACTTCGCTTGCCCAATATTTACCTCTTTTCAACAATTTATCTCGTTTAAGAAGTTCGCCTAAAAATCGGGTTGTTTCTTTTCTGTTCATCAACCCTCACCCACCATTTCGTTTACAAGGTTTCTGTATTTTTCAAGAGCGTATTCAACTCTGCTGTTGGAATGACCTGCTTTATCAAATGCATATTCTAACGCATCTATACAAGCATTCGCACCGTCATATAATTTCTGCAACCTCTCAATCTCCGCCTTTTGGCGGTTGTTTTCTTCATACAGCTTCTCAAGTCCCTCCGCAACCTCTCTCATAAAATCATCCTGAGGCTTTACGGATACCTGAAATCTTACTGCTTCGATTAAGTTTTTAATGTTCATCATCTGTTACCTCGCTCATCTGTTTAAATACCGGGTGCGT